TCTATATCAAACTTCCGGAAGTGTTGTTTTAGCACTCGGGCCCCTGGAGTGCTAACAATTTTATATTATTCATCTTCGGCGATTCAATCAACCGTGAAAAAAAGCGATTATAAAAAATTTTTTAGCGGCTTGGACGATGAAGGTGAAAATTCTTAACTATACACAATAAGATGCGATTTTTCTTTGGTATTGTTACGATCTTGATCTTAAGCCACCTGTACGGTGAATAGCCGGCTTTATTCGCATTGGGAGTATGTGTTTTTACTTTCTCCCAAATAGTCAGAAGCAGGTACAAAAGGAATATTGAGGTTGTACCCCTGCCTGTTTAAGATAATGCCCTTGATAATTACAAGCTCTTCATGAACTTTCATCTCGGCGGCAATCTGGGCATAGGTATACTGCTTACTCGCGCAATCTAAAAAGGCGCTGCTGTCAATAAGCAGCTGGGCGGCGAAATAATTTGCCTCAAGCTCGTAAACATCTATTGTATTATATATATCGTAATCACTCATCAAGCCGGCTTTGGCTTGGCTACGGTGCAACTGATCGTGGCCTAACTCATGGGAACAAACTATTTTTTGCTCGGTTTCGTCCGAGCGGGAACTGATGGCGATAAACCTGTTTCTGCAAATATATTTGTAAAACCCCTTAAGATGTTTAAAATCGCCATATCTTACTAAAACATTAAGATTATCGGCGATTTCAAAAGGGTTTCGTGTTTTAAACCGGCGGACTAGACCATCGGCGTGCCTGATTATGTTATCCATAATGCAATCACTCAAAAGCCCAACACTGCTTACTGTTGCAAGCTTTTGCGCCCGTACTTCTTATTATTTTTCTTGGCCTCAAAGTACATTTCGGTAACTGTCCGGAAAAAATCGTCCTTGTCCGCCTCGGGAAGTTCGCCACCGGCAAATAATGCTTTTACATCGCTTAATATTTCCTGAGCCTGGCGCTTTCCAGAATAACCATACTGCTCGTCGGCCTTTTGGATGAAACGGCCATCCGTTCCGACCAGATAATCAACGGATACATTGAAGACTTCGGAGATTTTGCGGAGCGTTTCTTGCTTTTTGGGGAAACGGTTATTGGCTTCATAATAGCCGATAACCCGGTCCGAAACGCCAATTAAACTACCCAGTTCAACCTGAGTCATATTAGCCGTCTCACGAAGATTTTTCAGTCTATCTCCGAACAGCACATTCGCACACCTCCATAGAATGGCTGATTTGAGTATAACAAATTGTTCGATAATGGTCAACAAAATTCGAACAAAAAGTTCGATTGACGGGATATGTCATGTTCGTTAGAATAATTTATAGAACAAAACATTCGGGGGTGAAAGCAAATATGCGCGTGAAAAATGCCAAGTTTAAAGAACTTAGAAAAAAAGCCGGGTACAATCAAGCTGAATTAGGAAGGGAGCTTGGCATAACCAAGGATTACGTCAACGCTATTGAGAACGGAAGGCAGTCGCCGGGATTTGCCTTGGCTAAACGTATCGCCGATTTTTTCAGTGTTACGGTGGACGAACTCTTTTTTTGCCAATTTACCGAACAAAACGTTCGACATGAGATGGGCGATTTTTGCGCGAATGGGAGGTGAGGTCATGCTGCGTCTGAGGTCAGAAGCCGTAATCGCGCTGACGAGTCATCGCGGTTGGTCGCAAAATGAACTGGCCCGCCGAATGGGAGTATCCAAAAGCGCGCTCAGCCGTGCCTTGAGCGGCAAGTCTGGCGCGGGAAGAAAAATAATCGGCGGTCTTTTGCGCATCTTTCCCGGTGAGCCGCTAGAAAGCTTTGTCGCCAAGGAGAAGAAGCCGGGAGATAATTATGCGGGCAGTTATTGAAAGCGGGCTAATCCACATATTTGACGCCTATCTCTACCGCGACGCCATCAAAGAAATTCCCGGCCATCACTGGGACCAGAACAAAAAGGCGTGGCTGGTGCCGGAAAGCACTGAAAACATTGCGCTGCTAAAAATTATCGGCTGCCAATTCATGAACGAGTCCGACGTACAAGTTAATAGTCGCGAGTACCCAGATATTGATGGCTGGATTCCGGCTGAGCCGATTGAGTCCATGCCAATCCGGATAAAACCATATCGGCATCAGGTGCAAGCCTATAACTTTATCGGGCAAATTTTAGGCCTGTTTAAACGAGGTAACGATATATGTCCGGCGCGGGGCTTTTAATGGAAATGGGTACCGGCAAGACGCTTACCGCTATCGGTATAGCGGGCCGGGGCTATCTCAACGGACTGATCAACCGGGTACTTATTGTCGCGCCCAAATCGGTGGTGGCCGTTTGGCAGGAAGAGTTTACTAAATTTGCCGCTTTTGATTATGTGCTGGCGGTCCTGGAAGGCGACGGCAAAAAGAAAGCCGGCGTCTTGCATCAGCTCAAAGGAACCGGTCTTCAGGTTGCCGTTGTCAATTATGAAAGCTCTTGGCGGCTGGAGCCGGAGTTGGCAAAATGGCAGCCGGATTTCATTATCTGTGATGAATCCTCCCGCATAAAAAATCCTCAGGCGAAACAGTCCAAGGCACTGCACCGGCTGGCCAAGACGGCAAAATATCGGCTGATATTGACCGGCACGCCGATCCAAAACAACCCGCTGGACTTTTTCAGCCAGTATAAATTCATTGATGAACAAATCTTCGGGCCGAGCTACTATGCTTTCCGTGCCAGGTATGCGGTTATGGGCGGCTATGGCAACCACCAGATAAAAGGCTATAAAAATCTTGCCGAACTGGTGCGGAAAGCGCACTCGATAGCGTTTCGGGTTACTAAGGCTGAGGCGCTTGAGCTTCCTGAAACCGTGGACGAAATCCGCTATATTACACTGGAAAACCGAGCCGCAAAGGTTTACACCGAGCTTGAGAGAGATTCCTATACTGAACTTGCCAAAGGCGAAGTGACGACGCGAAATATTTTGACCAGGCTTTTACGGCTGCAGCAGGTTACCGGCGGCTTTATCCGCGACGACGCGGGCTGTGCGGTGGAACAGGTTTCCGACAGTAAACTGCTGGCGCTTGAAGATGTTATTGATGATATATTGGATGCCGGTAAAAAAGTAGTCGTTTTTGCAAGGTTTATTCCCGAGATCGACGCTATCTGCCGGAAGCTAGAAAGGAAAGGCTTACAGGGGGCTGTCATTACCGGAGCGGTTAAAAACCGCGCCGAACAAGTGCGGCGGTTTCAGGAGGAGGCCGATTGCCGGGTGTTCATCGCCCAGATACAGACGGCAGGGCTGGGGATAACTCTTACTGCGGCGGATACGGCTGTGTTTTATTCCCTCGATTTTAATTACGCCAATTATTCGCAGGCGCGCGCCCGAATCCATCGCATCGGCCAGCGCAATAACTGCCTGTATATCCACCTGGTGGCCCAAAACACAATTGACGAACATATTCTTCGCGCCCTGCAGCGCAAGGAGGATATTGCCAAAACGCTGGTTGACAATTGGAAAACACTGTTTGCGAAAGAGGATGTTGAGGTTGGATAACAACGAGATTTTCGAGTTGGCCGATCGCCTGAAGGTTTTCAAAGATAAGAAAAGTAGCCTGGAAGCTGAGATCAAAGCTGTCAATAAAGAAGTTGAACAAGTCGAAGTCCGAATGATTGAACTCATGACTGAGGATGAGCTGCAGTCCTTCAAAAGGGCCGGCAATCTGTTCTATCTTATGGTCAGCGAATATCCGTCTGCCGTCCCGGAACGTAAAGACGAATTGTACCGCGTGCTGAAGGCAAAAGGCTATGACTATCTGTTTACCATCAATGCGCGGACATTGGCTGCCAACATAAAAGAAATGACCGAGCAAAACGACGGCATATTGCCCGCGTGGCTGGAAGGCTTGATTCAGGTTTACGAAAAAACATCGATCGGCATACGCAGAGCTTAGAAGACTGGAGGAAGGGAACATGAAAAATCAGGAACAGGGAAATAAAGAACTGGTTAAGGCTGGCGAAGGATACCTGGCAGCATTGAATGCGGAGACCCATGAACTGATGAAGGAAGAGCTTGAAGGCCTAAATGTCCGGTTCGACAGAGTAAAAATTCCCGCCGGGGGCGGTTTGCTATTCGAAATGCCCGGCGAAGACCCGGAACAGCCTGACAGCGTCAAGGAAATTACCGGCGTAATACTGTACCATCACGCCGTAAACAGCTATTACCGCGAACGGTACGCGGGCGGTAACTGTCCGCCCGACTGCGGCAGTATTGACGGCAAGATCGGCCAGGGCAGCCCCGGCGGCGAATGCCGCGTCTGTCCGCTCAACCAGTATGGCAGCGGCGAAAACGGCAGCAAAGCCTGCCGGAACAAACGGCGCATATACCTTCTTAGGGAAGGCGAGGTCTTCCCGTTGCTTCTTACGCTACCGACCGGTTCGGTGAAGGTTTTCACCGATTATATCGCCAAGCGCATCGTCGGACGAGGCAGGCATTCATATGACGTGGTTACCCGCATCACGCTAAAAAAGGCGACTAATTCCACCGGCATTGTTTTCAGCCAAGCAGTTTTTAGTGTTGACCGCGAGCTTGACGCGCCGGAGCGCGAGGGAATGAAGCTGCTGGCCGGCAGGCTCAAGGAGGCCAGCCGCAGGGTTGCGGTGGATTTTGACGCCGATGAGCCTATGTAAGGGGTTGAGAAACCGAAAGGGGCCGGTAAAACGCCGGCCCCGCCATTTAGATTTTTTGGAATTATGGGAGATGGAAGCATGCAGGACAGAAAGCTAATTTACATCGCGTCGCCGCTAAAAGGAGACATTGAAAGAAACATCCGCCGGGCTACCGGATACTGCTGCTATGTATATGCGCAGGGCGGCATTCCCCTAGCCCCGCACGTCATTTTCACACAGTTTCTGGAGGACGGCATTCCCGCCGACCGCGAAGCCGGCAGAGCCATGGGCTTGACGCTTCTAGCGAAATGCCAGGAACTGTGGGCATTTGGCGAACCCGTGAGTGAAGGTATGAAGGCAGAAATAGCGGCAGCCGAGGCCAAAGGCATCAAAGTAAGGCGGTTTAACGACAGGTGTGAGCCATTGGAGATGTGATCGCCCGTGCGGCCAGACATCGATCGTCTCATAGATTGGGAGAGTTTTTATCAAAAGTTTATTCCCAGCCTTAAGACCAAAGGGCAGGAGCTCATCGGCCTTTGCCCGTTTCATAACGACCGCAGTCCGTCGCTATATATCAACAGGAAGACAGGACAGTACAACTGCAAAGCCTGCTCGGCTTCCGGTAACGCCTGGACCTTTCTCGAAGAACACGCGGGGCTGAGTAAGGACGAGGCCAAGGCCTATTTATTGAATGCGGCGGGCGTTTCGGCCGGGAAGAAACAGAAAAGACCGCAGTTAACCCTTGAAGAATATGCCGCCGCAAAAAAACTGCCGGTAGAGGAACTCAAAAAGCACGGCCTTGTAAACGAAAAGAACAAGCTCGTTATTCCCTACAAAGACGAGGCAGGGCTGGAGGTTGCCAAACGGTTCCGCCACTCGATGCGGGGCAGCGTGAAATTCTCCTGGGTCAAAGGCGCCAGTGTGCTGCCGTACGGGCTGTGGCGGTTGAGCGTCGCCAGGGAAAAGGGCTACATCGTATTGGTCGAAGGCGAGAGCGACTGCCACACTCTCTGGCATTACGACATTCCGGCGCTGGGAGCTCCGGGCGCCGATACCTTTGCGGCCAAACACGCGGCGTTGCTTGGCGGTCTTACCGTCTATGTCTTTAAGGAACCCGATGCCGGCGGCGAGACTTTTGTGAAAAAAGTATGCAGATCGCTGCTTGCCGTCGCCTTTTCCGGGAAGGCCTACTGTATGCAGCTTCCAGGGGTTAAGGACCCGAGCGAACTGCACATCAGGGATGAGAGCGGATTTTTGGATAAATGGAACACCGCGCTTAAAATGGCCACCCTGCTTGATTTAGAGGCGCTCGGCGCGCTGGCCGGTGAAGTGATTCCCGGCCAGCCGTTTATTCCGCGCAAACCGGACAACTGGTATTATTCCGCCGACGGTGTCTTCGGCTACGATTCCGAGGGCAATGAAAAAAAGATCTGCCCCGTGCCGGTCATCCCTACAAAGCTGCTGCTTGACGTTGACAACGAAACGGAAAAGGTTGAACTGGCGTTTAGGCGCAGCGGCGGCTGGCGAAAAGTCATCACCGAGCGCAGCACGCTGTTTCAGAGGACTAAAATTACGGGCCTGGCGGATACCGGCCTGCCGGTCTCCAGCGAGAACGCCAAGGATTTGGTCCGCTACCTGTTCGACATGGAAGCGGCCAACATGGGATTTCTGCCGACGGCACAATCGGTGTCGAGGTTCGGCTGGATCGGCAAGGATAAGTTTTTGCCGGGAGTCGGCGAAGGTATCGTGCTGGATATCGACTCGAAAAGGAGTATGGCCAAACTGGCAAATGGTTTTAGTGAAAATGGGAACTTTGAAGACTGGAAAACCGCCATTGCCCGGCATATACGAAGAAACCCGATAGCAAGGCTGATGCTGGCGGGGAGCTTTGCCTCGCCGCTCTTGTCGCTCATAGGGCACAGGAACTTTATCCTCCATGTGTGGGGCGCCAGCCGGGGCGGAAAGACTGCTGCGCTGAAAGCGGCCTTGTCGGCCTGGGGTCATCCCGACAGCATCATGGTTTCGTTTAATACCACTATGGTGGGACTGGAGAGAACCTGCGAATTCATGTCCGCCTTGCCTGTCGGCGTGGATGAGCGGCAGCTCGCCGGCGACCGGCAGGAGTATCTCGACAAGCTGACCTACGCGGTCGCCTGCGGCCAGGGCAAGGTAAGGGGTGCCAAGTCCGGCGGCATACAGAACCGGGGCAACTGGAACCTGATCGTCTTAACAACAGGCGAAGAATCCCTGTCAGGCGATACGTCGCATGCCGGGGTCAAAACCAGGGCTTTGGAGCTATACGGCGTGCCGATACCGGACGAACATTGTGCCAGGGAAGTCCACACCTTGGTCAGTGAGCACTATGGCTTCGCCGGGCCGGAGTTTATCCGGCGGTTCATTGCCTTGCTTAAAATAAAGCCGCAGGTTTTGGAGCAGGACTTTAAACACGTGCTTGGCGTGTTGGAAAAGTCCTACCCGCAGCTTATTCAAAGCCACCTGTCGTATCTTTCCGTGTGCGCCGTGGCCGATTTCTACGCCAGCCAGTGGTTATGGAGCTGCAGCGAGGAGCAGGCGAAGCTGGAAATGACCGAAATGATCATGGCTGGCATCAAAAGCGCGTCGACATCGCAGGAGGAAGCAGATTACGCGCAAAAAGCCCTTGACTTTACTCTGGGCTGGATTGCTTCAAACTCCGAGTATTTCAAGGATAATGGTTCGACGACGCAGCAATACGGTTTTTTCAAGCCTTCGGGGGAGTGCTGCATCGTGCCGGAAGTGTTTAAGGACGCGCTCCGGAAAGCCGGCTTAAGCGTTAGCCTGGTGCTCAAGGAATTCGCGGAGCGGGGATGGATTGAGACGGAAACGGCCGGCAGCGGCAAGGCGACTTATTCCGTTCGCTGCTATTGGAAAAACAGCCGTGTACGGATGATCGTTTTTACAAGTTGTCGGGAGATTGAAGATGCATTTTGAGGTGAAAGTTGTCCCGTTGTCCCAAATGGGACAACTTGAAAAATGGCTCAAAGCCGCGTGATATATGGATTTGGCCAACCAGGACAACTTGGACAACCAAAAATCAGCAATGTTATATATGCATCAATATAAATCCCTGGGTTTCTAAATCTTGGCGCCTATATAAAGTATATATTTAAAAATAGTTGTCCTAGTTGTCCCATAAGGGTTCTAAGCCGCGGATTTATTGGATTTTTACCGGGACAACTTATGGGACAACTTTGGGACAACGGGACAACTTTTTTGAGAAGGAATGATATGTAAATGGGTTTAGCCTCACAGGGCAAATTGTTTAATTCAGGAGAATCGGCCGAACTCCGAAGAGAGCAAAGCTCGCGGCAAAATAAGCCGCTGGATACTCCGCTGACCGTGCTGCAACGTGTCGAACAGCAGGCCCTGAAGCAGCTGAAAATGGAAACTCCCGAACTGGCAAAGCTCGCGTCGAAGGTCATTATTGATCCCGGCGCGGACATTTCGCCGGAAGACAGCGAACTGTGGCTGTGGCTCCTAACGGCCGCAGAGAAGAGGAATACTGAACTGCACGCCAGGCTGTTCTATATCCGGGGCGCCGGCGCAAAGCTTGAAAGACACGCGACATACGGCTATTCGATCAAGCCGATCATCGACCCGGAAGGCAAGAAGGGCTGGACAAGCCTGGACGAATACCAGCGGGAGCGACAGTGCCTTGTGGTGTACCGGATGAAGCTTATCGAACTGCTGCAAGAGCTTTGGGCATGGCGGAAAAGAGAATCGTAAAAGGCATTCTGGATTACCTAAAGACGCTGGATGTCTGCTTTGCTTGGAAAGAGCACGGCGGCATGTACGGCACCGCCGGGATTCCTGATATTATCTGCTGCTATAAGGGGCGCTTCATCGCCATCGAGGTGAAGCAGCCCGGCGGAAAGCTAACAAAACTTCAGGAGATTACGCTCCGGGATGTTAAGCGGGCCGGCGGCGTGGCGATGGTCGTCTATTCAGTGGCTGAGGTGAAAGCGGGATTTGAGAAAATGGGTGAATGATGGCATCGGGGAAGGGGACAAATCATGAACATGCTGCCGATTAATGCCGAATGGAAACGCCGACGGAGGTGGGAGGAGAAACGGAGAAAACGGCAAAAACCGGCCAAAGCCGTAGTCAAGAGGGATTCGCGTGAAAAGTGATGGCATGGCAGTGAATCAAAAACATTACCAATTCGCGCCAGTGGAACCAATAGAGATTTTGCAGATGTATCTGGACCCGAAGGAATTCCAAGGGTTTTTACTCGGCAATGTCTTAAAGTATCTGCTCCGGCTTGGCCGCAAGGATGAGGCCGGGAAAGAAGTTGACAAAGCCTTTCAGTATCTTTTGTGGCTCCGGCAGGCAGTTAACGGTGAGAACATAAATCCGAGAGAGAAATGAAGCAGTTGGGGGAGGGGACTATGAGTATGGACGATATTGGAGCCAGAAGGCTCATTGCCAGTATTCTGAAAAAAGCGTGTGATGATTATGCGAATAATAGAGGCTGCCCCGACTGGTGTCCGTTTAAAGAAACTTGCGAAAAAAACGTGACCGATGCGGTACATTGTGATGCCAGGAGGTTTATCCATTCTGCGTGGTGTGCGACGCTTTGCGACGGGCTGAATATTGATTATGAAGAGTATGTGGCGGTGTGCATTAAAAAGCAAAGGCTGAGTAAGAACACTTTCAAGTATATCGAGCAAGAAATTCGCCAGTATAAAAACAACCTCAAGGAACTTAACCGCCTGAAGAACGATATTATCCTGGCAACTCCTGAAAAGCAAGAAGGAAGGAGCAATTCCATCGGCAATACCACGGCCAGTAAAGCGGTTAAACTGAGCATGGACAAGAAAATCATCGAGCTTGAAAAAACGAAGAAAGCGATTGAGACCACATATCATCGCTTATGCCAGGAAAAGAAAGCCGTAATGGAAGAGTACTGGCAAGGCAGATACACGACTGCCGGGTTAGCTTACCGGGTCGGGGTCAATGAGCGCACGATTCGGAGATGGAGGCAGTATATCGTTTATTCTGTAGCGGTAGAGTTGAATTATTTGTAAAATGTCCGCCAATGTCCGTTTTGAGGGGTTTTTATAATTTACAATATTATCGTGGGACAGTAACACAACCGCCAACACCGAAGGTAGACTTAGCACTTATCGTGAAAGCCGCTCTCAATTCGGGGCGGCTTTCAACTTGAGAGGGATATTATGCCTGTTGTAGTATGTAGCAGGAAAGATTGTCTTAACAATGGTATACAGGTTTGCACGGCAAATCGGATTGAGTGGTATAGCGGCCGCTGCAGCGGCTACATCACCAGCCGGGAGGCGATGAAAGTCAACGTGACTCCGGTCGAGCGGAAAAACGGAATTATAACGCAGAAGCACGGTAGGTTAGTGCGATAGCGAGGTAGGCTCGAATTTCTTAGATTTTCCATTGATTTGGTAATTTATTGCGGTTATATTTGAAGTAATGATGTTTACATGGTACTTTGTAAGCTCGATAACGAGCAGTCGCACGAGGGGGACTTGAAGTGGAAACTAAAGAAGATTCCATAGCCGCGGTGATAAAAGAGATGTACGGCATAGCCAGCGAGCTGTCTATATCAAGGGATAAGGAAACCAAGGTGCTGGGGATGCAGCTCAGGAAACTGATCGAACAGCTGGAACAAAAAATCGGATAACGAGATGAGCATGATGAACTCCTGGATAACCGGGAGTTTTCTTTTTGAGATCAAGAATCTGGTTGAGTAGTGGTAACAAGAATCGCAGTGCTTTAAAAAGTTAGCCGGCAGGGGTAAACCTGCGGTTAACCTTCCGGAAAAATAATCACAGGTTATTCAATATATTATTACCTCTTATCCACAGGAAAAACCAGGTGATTATAGATTGATAACAAGTTTATCCACATTATCCACAGGGCCTTTCGCGAGGCCCCCCGGGGTCGTCGCCAGCCGGACCCAAAACCCGGACCGGAGGCGGGCCACAAATTTTACGCGTCATATTATTCACGGGTTTTTTGGAAAGGGGAAAGGCGAATGAAAATTAAAAACATGAAGATTGCCGACTTAAAGCCGGCGAAATATAACCCGCGCAAGGATTTGAAACCTGGCGATGTGGAATACGAACAGCTCAAAAAGTCCATCCTCGCCTTCGGTTATGTGGACCCCATCATTGTCAACAGCAGGAATAACGTGGTGATCGGCGGCCACCAGCGACTCAAGGTATTGGCTGAACTCGGGAACACGACAGTGGATGTCAGCGTTGTCGATTTGGACGAAAAAAACGAGAAAGCATTGAATGTGGCGCTCAACAAAATAAGCGGCGAGTGGGACATGCCGATGCTCCAGGATATTTTGCTTGAATTGAATATCGATGGGTTTGATATGGATTTGATTGGCTTTAGTCTGGACGAATTAGCACAGTTTCACTTGGAAGAAGATGAAGGCGAAAGCGAAGCGTCGGAAGATGATTTTGACGTTGACAAAGCTGTTGAGAATAGTAAAGAGCCGGTCAGCAAGTCCGGCGATCTATGGCTGCTCGGCCGGCATCGCCTTCTCTGCGGCGACGCCACCAGGGCGGAAGACGTCCGGCGCCTCATGGACGGCAAGCGGGCTTCCATGATTTGGACCGATCCGCCTTGGAACGTGAATTATGGTGCGAGTAAACACCCCTCCTGGAAACCGAGGCAAATATTGAACGACAGTATGACGCCAGAAAAGTTTCACGACTTTTTGCTGGCGTCTTTTCGTAATATGCGGGCCGTCAGCGAAGCCGGGTGTATGACTTATGTCGCAATGAGCGCCCAGGAATGGGGAAATCTCATGTCGGTCATGAACGAAGCCGGTTATCACTGGTCGTCAACAATAATTTGGGTAAAAGACTCGCTGGTGCTTTCCCGCAAGGATTATCATACTCAATATGAACCGGTTTGGTACGGCTGGGTGGAAGGAACACGGCTTTGCCCATTGGAGGACAGAAAGCAAAGCGATGTGTGGGAAATTCCCCGGCCGAAACGAAGCGACGAGCATCCGACCATGAAGCCGATATCCTTGGTAGCTCGGGCTATTCAGAACAGCAGCCGGGCCGGGGATATCGTGACTGACCTCTTTGGCGGTTCCGGTTCCACGCTAATCGCCGCCGAACAGACCGGGCGCGTCTGTTACACCTCGGAACTCGACCCGAAATACTGTGATGTGATTGTCGCCCGATATATAGCCCAGGCCGGCGACGACAGAGGCGTGTTTTTACTGCGGGACGGGGTAAAGAAGAGCCATGCGGATGTTGCTGAGGAGAACTCAGCGGCATGATGACGGTCCTCGATCTTTGTTCCGGCATCGGCGGCTTCCGGCTGGGGCTTGAACTCGCCGGTCATAAATGCGTCGGTTACTGTGATAACGACAAGGCCGCCGTGCGGTCCTACCGGGCGATGTACAACACTGAAGGGGAGTGGTACGGCGATGACGTTACAAAACTCAAACCGGGAGACATCCCCCGTGCGGATATCTGGTGCTTTGGCTTCCCCTGCCAGGACGTCAGTTGTGCAACAAATGCGAACCGAAGAGGCCTCGCCGGTGAACGAAGTGGAATCTATTATTCGATTATTAATCTCGTCAAAGGCAAATACGAAGAGGATAAGCCCACATACCTTCTCATTGAAAACGTTAAAAATTTGCTGCACATTCATGACGGCTGGGACTTTGCCGAAGTTCTCGCTGAACTGGACGAGGCGGGGTATGATGCAATCTGGCAGGTTCTTAATTCTAAAGACTTTGGAGTCCCCCAAAGCAGAGAACGTGTGTTCATTATCGCAAATCTTAGAAGCCGAGGTCGACGAGAAATACTACCTGTCGCCGGAGAGAACGGCAATGCTCTTAAGCAAATTGTCGCCGGAATGCAAGGATACCGGGTCTATGACCCAAACGGGGTAAGCGCTACTGTGACGAATGCCGGCGGCGGCCTTGACAAAGGGGCGGGACTGTATTTGGTCAGGCCGGTTATAGGTATTAACCGGCCTGGAAAACGCCAAAATGGGAGACTGTTTAAAAATCCGGACGAACCGATGTTCACTCTTACCGGGCAGGATACCCACGGTGTGGCGATAACGAATCCGGATTTCAGAATAAGGCGGCTTACGCCCAAAGAATGCTGGCGGCTGCAGGGCTTCCCGGATGAATTGTTCGAAAAGGCGCGGACCGTAAATCCGGAATCGCAGCTTCGCAAGCAGGCTGGAAACGCGGTGACGGTGAACGTCGCCTATGCAATCGCAAAAACTCTTCCTGAAGCACACAATTGACTTGCTTTCTGCGTGCGTGTCGATCTAACATGTCACTGACAAACGCACAAGGAGGGATTTTCATGAAAAAACACAGTTTTAAGTTTCAAATGCAGGTTGCCGGACGGGAAAGAAAAGAGGTTGCCGGAATTATCGCCGGCCACTTTGGTGCCCAAGCTACCTACAAGGGCGCGCCGGGGTTCGAGTATCTGATAGCAGAACCAACGGGTCGTGAATGGCTTGTCGACAAAGCCGGAATGATTATTACTCAAGGCGCGGAAGAAGATCATGTGACGGAAATGTTTGCAGTGCTCAAAGAACTCGAAGAGAACGGCGTGACGGTTGTAGGCCAGGCGGCGGTTAACATACCCACGGAGGGCCACAGTGGCGTGTCACTCCGTAACCTCGTCAATATCCTGGCAAGCAAGGAGCGAATAATCGCCAAAGCGATGGGTACTCCCGGCATGGTCTTTATCACGCGGGAAATGGTCGAGGCGGTTAATACGGTGCGGTTGAAAACCGTCGAGGATTTTCTTGAAGCGGCAGGAAGTGAAGCCTTGCCGGGCTTTGTGATTACCAAGGACACCATCGCCTTACGCTGTTTCGCCGCCACGCTGAATCCGGAGGCTATTCAGGCATATATCCAGTTTGTCTTTGCGGTGAATAAAATGGCAATGGCCCAGAAACATTCCTCGCCACACGAGATGGAGCCGGATAATGAAAAGTACCATTTTCGCGTCTGGCTGCTGAGGCTGGGCTTTATTGGCGACGAATACCGCGTTGCCAGGAAACTGTTTTTGGACAGGTTATCCGGCAATGGGTCCTTCAAAACGGTTGAACAAGCCGAGGAAGCAGTCAAAAAGCGTAAGATGCGGCGGACGAAGAGCTCCATAGGGGAGGTGGCGGGATGAAGTACGCCAAGGGAACGATTTTTGAGGCTAACGACGAGACATACATGCTGGTCGGCAAAATGTATTGCGGTCTCGGGGTTGACGGGTATGTACTGGTCCCTCAAGACGCTAAAAACACCGAGGTTCTGGTTTACACAACAGAAGAGATCGAAGAAGGAATTGAAGCAGGCTGGTTAACGATAAAATGCTAAGTAATACAAAGCAACACTAGGAAGCCGAACGGCTTCCTAGTGTTGCTGAGTTTTGCCGGGAAAAAAGGCGGCGTGAAGAAATGCAACAAAAAAGATTAAATTTAAACGAGCAGGCGGCTGAGATTCTGCGTATTGCCGAGAAACACGGCGTCGAGCAGAATTTCTTTTTCATAACCACGTTTAAGCGTTATCAGGTGCAGCTTAAAATTTTGAACGAACTGGAAAAAACGATCAACGAGGATGGCGTGCTGGTGACTAAGGAGTATGTGAAAGGCCGTGAAAACGTCTACAGTCACCCGGCCATCGCCGATTATAACAAAACGGTTGACAGCTCGAACCGGACGGTGGCCACGCTGGTTAAAATCATCACCACGCTCCGGCATGGCGATAAAGAGGAAGAGGACGAACTGCTCGCGTTCTTGCGTAAACATTAAAGGTGGTCGCCTATGACCTACTTGGAGGAATATGCAAGAAAGGTTTTGTCAGGTGAAATCGTCGCCTGCCACCGAATCAAACAGGTCTATAGGCTGCTGCTGGACAAGCTGCTCCAGCCGGAAAAATACGATCCCTGGGTTTTTAATGAAAAGCTGACCGAGAAGCCGATCGACTTTATCGAAACCTTTTGCAAGCAGGCCCAGGGCAAGATGGGCACGCCGATCAAGCTGGAACTGTTCCAGAAGGCGAAGCTCCAAGCCATCTTCGGCTTTGTCCATAAAGAAACCCGGTTCCGTCAATATAACGAATGCCTGACGATTGAGGGACGGAAAAACGGTAAATCATCGGAATGCGCGGCCGTTAACCTATACCTATTGATGGCCGACGGCGAGGGCGCTCCGGAAATTTACAACATCGCCACCATGCTGGACCAGGCCAAAATCGGTTTTGAATACTCCTATAAAATGGTGAAACAGTCGCCCATGCTGCGGAAGCATATCCGTAAGCGCATGAGCGATTTATATTTTGCCCACAACATGGGCATCATCAAGCCCCTGGCCAGCAATAGCAACAGCCTGGACGGCCTGAACGCTCATGGTGTCACCATCGACGAACTGTCGGCCATCAAAAACCGCGACATTTATGACCTGATGAAACAGTCCATGTCGTCCCGGCAGCAACCGCTGCTTTTTTGCATAACGACGAACGGCTTTGTCCGCGACAGCATTTTTGACAGCCAGTATGAGTACGCCTGCAATGTCCTTGACGGGAAGGTTGAGGATGACCGGTTTCTGCCGTTCATCTACGAGCTTGACAGCAAGGATGAATGGGATAAAGAGGAATGCTGGATCAAGGCCAATCCGGGACTGGGAACCATCAAATCCATTCAGTTTCTTCGCGAGTGTGTTGCCAAGGCGAAAAATGATCATGCATTCAAGCCCACGGTCATGGTTAAGGACTTCAACATGAAGGAGAACTCCTCCTCGGCATGGCTGACCTGGGATGAGATCGACAGCCAGGAAGAGTTCGATTTTCGCGGCATGGGATTCCGCTACGGTGTTGGCGGATTCGACGCTTCCGAGACGACCGACCTGACGGCGGCCAAGGTTTTGTGCATGCGGCCCGGCGATAACAAGATCTATGTGAAATCAATGTACTGGATTCCGGAAGAAGTCCTCCGCAAAATGGATGCGGACGGCAACCGGCGCGAACGCGACAACGTTCCCTACCTGCTCTGGGAAAAGCAGGGCCTGCTCCGGACGACGCCGGGCAATAAAATCGACAAGCATTGTATTCTGGAATGGTTTATGGAACTGCGGGACAAGGATGACGTCTACGTTCCGTGGATTGGCTACGACCCGTGGCACATTGAGGATGCGCTCTTGAATGAATTCATAGCCGAGTTCGGGCGGGAAAGCATGATCAAAATCCGGCAGGGCGTGCAGACCTTGTCCTATCCGATGAAGTCACTTAAGGGCGACCTGGCGGCTAAAAAGATAGTGTTTAATAAAAATCCTATCGATATGTGGAACCTTTCGAACCTGGAAATCAGGACCGACATAAACGGAAACATCCAGCCGGTGAAAGGCAAGGACAACCGCAAAAGAATTGACGGCGCCATGGCACTTATCGATGCCTATATTGTGCTGCATGACAAGATGGACGAATACAGCAATCTGATTTGAGGTGATGTTTATGTGTGATGAATTGATCAACCGTTGGGCCAGGCACATCTCTTTTTCGTATGGCCGGATCTCGGCATATGTCGCGCGCACCGGGGCCGGTGCTCCTGAAGAGGTGCTGGTCAATAACATCATGGAAGCTGCCGTGGTGAATATTGACCCGGATATCCTGGGGGTTGCGCAGCCGGTCCTGGAGGACTCTCTTGGCACAAGAGTTTTCTAGGGCTTTTTATCGGTCTGCAGCCTGGCTGAAATGTCGCGCGGCCTACATCGCGTCGGTGTTCTATTGCTGTGAGCTTTGTAAAGAGGCGGTTGGAACAAGCGGAATTTTACACCATAAGATTAGCC